ATTTGAAACACCGAACATAGATATATTTGATAAAAAAACATCGTTACCATACAGTAATTTAAAATTTGTAGCTGAAAAACCAGAATTGTTTGATATAAGACGTGCCAAAGATTATTATATAACAATTGGTATAGATTTAGCTGAAGGGTTGGGGTTAGATTATTCGGTTTTTAACATATTTCGTCTTATGATGAAAGATGAAGAACTCATAGAAAAGAAAAAAGACATATATAATAACAAATATGATCTATTTAAACTAGAACAAGTTGGGCTTTATCGAAATAACACATATTCTATTAATGAAATAGCACACATATTATATCTATTAGTATTCGAAGTTTTTGACCCAGATAAAGTAAAGATTGCATTAGAAATGAATAAAAATTTAGGAAGTGATTTATTAACAAATCTTCGTCATGTTTTTAATGATAATAATGATTTTATGGATGGAGTATTTTTAAGATATAACCATAGAGAAAGCGATCCAAAACCAAAGATCGGATTACTTGTTGGTCATAATAAAAAACTTCTTTTAAAAGACTTTCAAGATGCTGTGAGAAAAGATAATATGATATTACATAATGAAACTAATATTATTGAATTGAAATCATTCTCTAAAAAGGAAACACCTGGTGGTGATATAACTTTTAGAAGTGAAACTGGTAACGATGATTGTGTAATGTCATTAGTAAATTTATCGAGTGTTTTTGACAATAATTATTTTAAAAATATGGTTGATTCTTATATAGATTTTAAACTTACAGATAAGGAAAAACGATTATTGATAAAATTTTTAAGTACCAAAGACGAGGGATTACTAGCTGAATATCAATCATATGCTGGAGCACATAAAAGATTTTATCCTAAAGTTAAACCAGATGCCCCATTATATCCAACAATTTCACCATTCAATCAGAAATTTGGGGATCATCGGAATCCTTTTGAGAGGAAATTTTAGAATCTATTGCACCTTTACCTTTACATAAAGGGCATTTTCCTTTTTTATCGATATATCCACGTCCATCGCATTCAGGACAAATGTAAAATTCTTCTTCATAATCTACTATATTACTTTCCAATTAGTTATGATTATTTTAATTTAAGTCACTATTCTATATATCATTTTAATCTAGCGATTTTTAGAATTCTTTGATGTATACACGTTTTCCGAACTAATATTAAAAAAATAAGCGGATAAACCGCTTATTTTACATTTTCCTTAATTTCATCTATATTAATTATGAAGTTTTTGGTTCCAGAATTTGGTATAGCCAAACACTTACCCAACTTCATTTGTTCCATGACCCATTTATGTTTCATTGGTTCTCTATGTTTTACTATTTTTTCATCCACCCAATAGTTTATAAATCCTCCTTTTGAATAACCAGTGAATTTAAAACCAATAGAATCCATACTATTACCTAAATTATGATCATAATCTGAATAGAATTTAATATGTTCTACTTTTACATCATTATCACCAATCTTTATTGTTTGATAATTTTTAATAAAATGATTTAGTAATTTAGATGAACCACCTGAAACATGACTAAATCTTCTTGTTCCTACTCTTATGATTTCTATATTACCATCTTTTTTACCAAAATAATTTTTACCAAACGTGTATAACATTAACAATGTTCCTTCTGGTAAACCTCCTTTTTCTTTCTTTAAATAAAGCCCGAGATTTAAACTAGCTCCTCTTCTTCCATAAAAACAGTTAACATCTTCGAAAGCTCTAGCAATTTTACTATCTACTTCTCGGACTTCACAATCTCTGGCATAATACTTATGTGGGGTTTTACCAGCCGCGTGTAATATGTAAGATTTTAAAACTTCTCTTTGTCTTTCGTTTTCCCATTCAAAATCTTTAATCCATAATTTAAATGAATTATTTTCAATTTCAGCTTGATAACTCAACTTAAAGAAAAAATCTTTACTCACTCCTTTAATTCCAAAGTTTGGATATTCTATTGGATATTGCATAGATGGAACATATTCTATTTCATATAGTCTTTTACCATCTGTATTATCATAATACAAACAGAAATTAGAATATTCTGTACTATACTTAATCTCATTTTCATCTAAAAATGATTTAATTTCATTTAGATTTTTAATATCCTTATCGTTATATTCACTATTCATACTGTATATTATTATTTGTTTTTGTTCTATATGATTAAAAAAAAATAAAGTTTAGACAAATTATAAATAATAATCATTTTAACATGTCGAACGATTTTTTTTAGAAATAATTTTTTTATTTTAAAACTTTGTTGTAAATTTGTACTATCAATTTAACAAACGAAGTTCTTTAATTGATGTTTTGGAATCACAGATTATCAGTCCATAGAATGACTGAATACTGAACGGCGAGATAACTTTTCAACCCTTTAAAGTAAGTATTAAAAATTTGTTAAAAAAGTTTGATAAAAAGTTTTTTGTTTCAAAAAAGTTCGTATCTTTGTATAAGCAATTAGCAAAATTAGGTTCTTTAAAAGAAAATAAAAATTTAATAAAAAGTTTTTTTATTCCAAAAATGTTCTTATCTTTGCATAAGAAATTATCGAATATAGTTCTTTGAAAATATAAATGACATGATTTTAAGGAGTCCTTAATTGGATATCGATATAAAATCAGGGTAGAAGCGAGGGTATTTCTATTTCAATAGAGTTTATCATTCCTCTACTCGTCAGTGGACACTGACTATCATTTATTAAGCTCTTGACTAACAGGTCTGACTAAAAGTTTAGGTTCAGTCGGCTGTGATGGTGTGTGAGGAAAGTGAGACTGTATATGACCAGAAATGGTGGAGGCATTCGCACTTAATTTGTTACTGAAAAATGTAACAGCCATTACAAGTCAGTATCTCTAGTTCATTGAAATGTTGTGAAGTATTTGTTTTTCTTGTTGATATATGGTTTTTATAAACCTATTAACAATAAAGAAATAACACTACACCATAACAAGTTCAAAAGTTCTTTGAAAGTATGAAAAATAATTTGTGGCGGAACAAGGGGTTGCTAGCCCCTAACGCGACGGTGCTTCGACTGAAAAGTTGATGAAACGGGTGTTACAGTTTTCGTGTCATAAACCTGAAAATGGCAGAGTTGGCCAACTCTGACCGGCGTAAGAATCGGACAAATCGTATTTAGATATGCTGATGGCTGTATCCGACTGGAGGTAATCACTCCTCCCGATCACTTTTGAAAAAAAGTAAAACAATGCGGTTGATCTCCAAATTGGATTGTGGGTGAACAATGACTTAGGAAACCAAGGATTATAAGTAGTCAGGAACCTTATCAAATTATTTTTATTTCATACTTTCTTTTATAGTATATTGGTAAAGATTTTTAATCTAGTAAGACCTCTCGGAGAAAGTCCTAACGAAAAAATCAAGCAAGATGTCTTCACAGGTAAGACCACCAACATATAGAAGAGAGCATTATCCTTATCTTGTGAATTAAATTTCACGAAGTCGGATCCTTCAGAAAGATCATTGACAAAATTAAATGTCCAAAATGGTTAACCGATGAGTTAAAACTCAAAAGAATGCTCACGAAAATTGAGCGAAAGGTAGGGAAAGAAAAAAGGTTCAGTCGCCAGATTGAACCTTTTTTTTATTTTTATTTTTAATATATACACATATGGACTTATCTTTCAATTTTATAGATTTTATTGAAGCATCTGGTGGAATGTATAATGCGGTTGAATACTTACGAACAGCTATAAAAGAATATGTAATTTTTTGTAAATCAATCAGTTTAAATTTTAATTATCACGGTATAGATAGCATAAGTCATCGTGTGATAGACGGGGATGAATATGATACACAAGAAGGGGATTCAGTTGGTATGGATATTATGCATCTTGGATACAGTTATGGATATATTAGACGTCAAAAACCTAATTGGCTAATTTTATATGTGGAGGATTATCATAATAATTTAGATGATTTCATTTCTGATATCCAAAAAAAGATATCTATAAAACAACAGAAAAGAGAAGAATTAAATGTGAAACGTAAAGAGATAGATCCATTTTCAGAAGAAGATTGGCTAGATGAATCTTTTATAATTAAAGATTTTGAAAAATTTAAAAGAATCGTTTAAGTATCTTTTGAATTTTGACAGTAATATCAATAGAAATTATATTACCTCTCTCTCCCCTGATTAATAAATAATTGAAAACTTTTTATTAAACTGCTCATATTTTTTTCTAAATAATTAGAATTCTCCACTAATGGAAATCTAAGAGGTTCTTTGAGTGTAACAGTATTCTTTTTAAAACGATTTACTGCATTATTTACAACAAGATAAGTATTCAATGTTAAATCAAATGAATGTATTCTATCTAATACTATACGAAATGTTTCATCATCCGTTTTTCTTAATATATCTTCTAAAAATCTTTGAATGTGATTAGCTGTGTTTATATTTTTAATATCATCATCATAAAAACCCACATTTTTATACCAATCCTGTTTTATAGGAATAAACTTACCATCTTTTATTTTTAAACCAATTAGATGTTCCAATAATACAGATATTTTTCTTTTAACACTATCATTATCATCTACTCCGCCAACGAAAAATATTTTGTTTATTTCTATATTAATTTTTTTTAACTCTAATCGAAGCTTATTTATCATTTCAGCGTGATTTTTCTGATTTCTTCGGGCTGTAAGTAATCCTATATCTATGGATTTATCAAAACGTAAATGTTCTATGTTATGCGTTAGAACATCTATTTCTTTTTTATCCAGTATTTCTTTTCTTACTTGTTGAATAACCGAAATACCAAATCTTTCTATGTTTTCACTTTTAGCTTTTTTCTTTATTATATCAAATAAATCTTTACTGATATAAAATATATTACCATTATAATTAAGTGGTAATTCATCTTTTTTAAATACACCGGCTTTTATTAAAGAGAATTCCATGTTGTCTATAACTATCAGAGGTTTGTATGGCTTATCTTTATCTATAATCCATATATCATTATTTTTTATATTCCAAAGTGTATCATCTAAATCAAAAAATATTATTGAGTCTTTATTCATTTTACTTAAATTCTCTTTTATTTTTATATATTGATTTTTCAAAATGATTTAATCTACCGCTTCAAAATATTTTAAAAATAAATTGATATCTATTTTAAACTTCATATTAGTATCTGTATGACATAAAACTACTTTATTAACACATTCAATTGGTAAATAATCATTAATCCCATATACTTCAACCGCCTTTTGCGGATCACCAAATAATTCGATTACTTTAAATGTATCGTTATTATCAAATAAATTAATATTATCCCCTATATATCTCACTTTTTCTGGTATTGGATTTAGATTCGGATTAAAAGATTCCCAATCATCCTCTTCACCGAATGGGTCTAAATCTAAATGATCTACATTTTCATTAAAATAACAATCAAATTTAGTTATCATACTCTTTATATATTAAAAAAAATCCCTGCTTTCTAAACAGGGATTTTTTTTTAAAATGGATTATTGAAATTTGGTAATTTATAATTTGAAGGATTGAAATTTTTTGCTAAACTAGACATTCCATTCATATTTGGCATTTGTGATGAATTATTTTCAGAATCTTCGTGTCGTTTCTTTTCGGCTTCATTTTTTTCATTAAGAAGTTTTATATATCTTTCAAATTCATAATACGGCCAAGAATCTACGATAGTAGTGGGCATTGTGAGTTGATTCATAAACTCAAATTTATTTTGAGTTAAACTCTCCCAAGATACTGTAAATACTGAAAATATGCTTTTTTCATATTGTTCTATTTTACTTTTTGATTCTGTCGAGAAGGCTGATGCCAGGTTTAAAAATACTTGAGGCCCCTTTGGGAAACGTCATATCTGTGTGGACCTCCTCACCACACTCTGGACAATTTTGTCTAAGTTCTTTTATACCATACAACATTTTACTGACAACTTCATCTAAAAATAAAAATGTATCCATGTCTAAATTTTTAAATTCTTCCTCCTTTGCCTTGATTCCTTCTTCTGTGATTGTTCTTCTATCCCATAATGTAAATGGAATAATCTTTAAAAAAGATACATTTGGATTTTTATCAGATTGAACTTTATCCTTAATATTCTTAAAGAATATTTCTTGTAGAGAAATACAAGGTGGCGCTAATTTCCATAATTTATCACCCATTTGAAAATCAAATGTTCTATCCTGTTTATTGAAAAATCCTTCTAATTCTGGATCCATTTCATAATTAATGAATGTTTTTGGACTATCTGGTCCAGGGGTTGAACGGAATTGAATTTTAAATTCATTTTTACAGTTACTACAAGTTACATCTTTTGCTAAATTACTATTTTTTTGAAATGTAAGCTCACGGATCATGAAAATGAGATATAATCTATCATTATCCCTTAAATCTTTATAAGAACCAGTAATACCACCTGGATGTTTAATTCTTACGCACCTACCTAACATTTCATTCATCTTATCAGTGACATCGAGGAAATTGTTATCATCTACGGCTGAATATGCTTGCACTTCTGCTACTGATGCCGACCTGATCATAATAACAGTTCCAGGTTTATAAAATACACCAGCTGGTAATGCGCTCAGGTCTACTGTAATATAATTTAATGTATTACCACCCCCGACAATAGGTTCATCCATCACTTGTTGATGTGCTATATTTTTGTTTGATTCTGAAATAAATTGTTCTAATGTGTCTTTTTTTTCTTCCATTTTAAAATGATTATTTTTAATTATTTTTAATTATATATTAAGATAGTTGAGGTCCAAACGAAAAATAATTCAATTACTCTATTCAAGCAAACTAAAACATTAGAAATAGATATATATTCACATGATAATAGATGATATTGTAAAAATTAAAAAAAATCCAACTAACACTAACTATTATAACAATTTAAATTATGAAGTTAATTCTGACAAATATTTTGAAGTACATGTTAAAGATCTACCTAAAAATTCTCACGTAAATATCAGAGTTAAATGTGATTTATGTAAAACAGAAAAAACCATTTCTTATTGTTCATATAGAAGAAATATAGAAAATAATGAGAAAAACATATATACATGTATTAAATGTAGTAAAATTAAATCAAAGAAAACTAATTTATTAAGATATGGAACAGAATATCCAATTCAGAATGAAAATATTAAAAAGAAAAGAAAAGAAAATAACATCAAAAAATATGGAGTTGATGAAACAGCCAAATTAAAAAAATCTATCGATAAAGTAAAGGAAACTAAACAAGAAAAATACGGAAATGAAAATTATAATAATAATTCTAAAAATAAAATAACTAAAATTGAAAGATATAATAATGTCAATTATAATAATAGGGATAAATCAATTCAAACTTGTTTAAGTAAATATGATGTTAATAATATTTCTAAAATAACACAGGTGAAAGAAAAAAAGAAAAAAACATTTTTAAAAAATTTCGGAGTTGATAATTTTAGTAAATCTAACGAATTTAAAAATAAACGTAAGAATTTTTTATCTTTGAAGTATGACAACATATCGTTTATTTCTGTCAACAAAGATACTTTATCTTTAGAATGTGATCGCAACAAAAAACACCAATATGTTATTGATTTAAGTGTTCTAAGAAATAGATTAATTTGTAAAACAGTTTTGTGCACTATTTGTAATCCAGTAAATTCTTACAGTAGTAGCGGTGGCGAAATACAACTACAAGAATTTATTGAAAATAACTATGTCGGAAAAATTTTATTAAATAGTAGAAAAATAATAAAACCTTATGAATTAGATATCTATCTTCCAGATTTAAAATTAGCATTTGAATATAATGGTTTATTTTTTCATAGTGAATTAAAAAAAGATAAAAATTATCACATGAACAAAACTGATGCCTGTGAAAAAATTGGCATACGATTAATTCAAATATATGAAGACGATTGGAATAATAAAAAAGAAATAATGAAATCCATAATATTAAAATCATTAAATGAATCAATTAAATTATATGCGAATGATTGTCAAATACGTGAAATAAAAGATAACACATTTGTTAAAAATTTTCTAAATATAAATCATTTACAAGGTTTTATGAAATCAAAAATAAAATTAGGACTTTTTCATGATGAGGAAATAGTATCTATGATGTTATTCAAATCAATAAAAAAATCAAAAATACTTGAGCACGAAGCCAATTCATATGAAATGTTAAGATTTTGTGATAAATTGAATACCGTAGTAATTGGCGCGACATCAATGCTTTTTAAATATTTTATAAATACACACAATCCAGAAAATGTAATAAGTTATTCTGATCGTAGTTGGGAATCAAATGATGAATATATATCTATGGGGTTTGAATTATTATATAAAACTTCTCCTAATTATTTTAACATAATTAATAAAAAACGAAAATGTGAATCAATAATAAGAAGAAAGATTTCCATTAAAGAGGAAGAAAGATTTGATTCAAATGAAATAAAATATGATAATAAACCAGAGAAAAAATCATATGGAATATATGACAGTGGTTATCTAAAATTTATTTATATTAAAAAATAAAAAAATCACTTCCAAATGAAGTGATTTTTTGAATAAAGGATTTGAAAAAATTAAAAACTTATTTACGAGTTTTCATCATTTTCAATGTAGTAACTGCCTGTCGAATAGTTTCTACTTTGAATGATCCAATGATTTTTTTAATCTGAGCAACAATAAGCTCCAATTCTTCCTTTGTTAATGTATCGTCTTTTAGAGCTTCAGATATTAATCCGAACAAAATGGATACTTCAGTAATGATGTTTTTTGCTTTTACCCAATACACACCAAAGAATGCAGCCAAAATTCCAAAAACGATAGTTAGTATCTGCCAAATTTCCATAACTAAGATTTTTTTATTATTATATATAAATATACTTCCGTCCCATCAAAAACTTTTTTTGTAACCAAATAATTCAAAATCTTTCTTATAAATTCGATAAATCATTTCTGCTGTTTCTGGAGTATAATAATTTTGCCAGTTTTTTCCGATTTTACTTGGTGTTATATTTTCATATTTGAGTGTATCTTTCAATTTCCAAGGATTTTCTCTAGAGTTAATAATTTTAACAATTCTTTTCCATTCATTATTTATATCCTCATATCTAATTAAATCGTCCACTAAAATAATATCTTTTATTGTTATAAAACCATATTGCGGATAATATGCTAGATCCATATGATCAAACTCCATATATCCAGTTGTGTATATTTTATTTATTAATTTAGCAAATTCAACATGTTCAGTGTCGTTTGCCCCATTCGTTCTATATTCGTATATCGATACAAATCTATCATATGGGTTTCTTACACAAGCAAATGAAAAATACGATCGAAAAAGCTCTGGATCATTCATGGATATTTCTTGAACATACGTCATATGAGAATGTAAATCATCAGTTATATTCTTCATTGTATAATGTATAGACATACTTGCATTTTTCGGAATCTGGATAAAAACTACCCCCCATTTGTGATATAATGGCATACTATATCTATATTTTATTTCTCATAACCAAATAATTCAAAATCTTTATGATATAGTTCATATACCTTTCTCTTCGTGTCTTCATTGTAGTAATCTTCCCATGTTTTATTGACTTTCCAATTATTAACATTAATCATTTCAAGTTTATCTGCGACATGAGAAAATTTAGTTTGATTATTTATAAACTTAGCTATTCTTTTCCAATCTTCATTTATTTTTTCATATCTTATTATATCGTCTACTAATAACATATCTTTTATTGTGATAAACTTATATTGAGGAACATAGTGGTTTGGGTAATTGACATAAAACATAGTTCCCTCGTCATATATTCTTTCAACAAAATCTTCAAATTTCAATCCCCACGGTGGACTCCCTGTAGTAGTACATTCAGCTTCATATGCTGATATTAATCTTTCATATGGATTTCTGACACAAGCAAAAGAAAAATATGTCTCAAATAATTCTGGATCATTCTCATGCATGATATCAAAAAAAGTTCCCCAAATTAACCTGTCATCGGTTCTATTTCTTAATCTGCCATGTATAGCTTGACTAGCATTTCTAGGAATTTGAATAAAAATCGTTTTCCATTTGTGATAAATTGACATTATTTAAAATTATTTTTTATAAAAAGTTACCATATTTTATCAAATTCATTATCACATCCATCTTTATATTTATTTTGACCATATTCAAAAATAATATTTGCTAATTTAAAATACTGATCTTTATTTAAATTTAACGATTTCAAAAAATCAATATTTTCTAATGAAAGCATATGAAATATATTTTTTACATAATTATCATCATCTAAATCCTCATTTAATTTGTGTTCTTTGAATTTTTTAATTTGTATGAATTTTTTAATTTATATATTAATTTTTACTAGATCTTATTAATTCTATTATTTCCGGAATATTTCTTTCGTTTTTAACAAAAATCGAATTACTGTATCTTATACATTTCGCCATGAGTAATGGGTGTCCAATATTTAATCCAATATCAAATTCTCTTGATGTTCTACATCCTAAATCTATTATTATATTATATTTTGCTCTTGAAAACATTAATGGTAAATACATGATACCAGTTAAAGATCCAACATTTACTAAACAATTCGGCTCATTGCACAATGATGCGAATTCCTGTAACGAAACATATTTTGTTCGAACATTGTCACAAAAGTTTTCAGATCCTTTACCTCCGATAAAAATCGTATCAACCTCGGTTTTTAAAGCAGTAAGTAATTCTTTAGCGAACCCATCATCCATGTTTCTATGACCACAATGATCTCTTTTGCGAATAGCTAAACATATAAAGGGGCTATTATTATGTAAATGAGTTACATCTAGTTTATGAAATGAAGTATTTATTTCTTTGTCTTCTTCGAAAAATTTATAAGCTTTATCTAAACCGTCTGGTGTATAAAAATCAGTAAAAAAAGGAAATCCCTTACTTGAAATATAAGATACTAAATCAACATATTGCTTTTTTTCTGTTATTTTATCAAAATCATCACAGGATATAGTTTTATGTAAATGATCATATAAAAAAATTCTATCTTTTTGAGTAACAATTATATCATCTTTCTCTATTTTATTTTCCTTAAGCATTCTTTTAACCAAAAAATGAGAAGTTGTCATTTCCCATCCCAATTCAAAATATTGTTGAAGAGAACTACTATCATCCCCTTGTTTGCCTTGTCTTACACCTTTGCTTGCTATAATGTATTTCATAGTTTTCAACTATATTTTTTAATACTTATTTTTACTCAAATTATCAAAAGCCCATAAAGGTTGAAGATTATCCAATGCACACACTTCTCTTATATCTGAATCACTATCAAAAGTTGCAACAGCTTTAATATGATCAATGTGCCACTCTCCATGATTCTCCCATGTCATACCCTCAACAAATTGTTTCTCAATATGATATTTTAGATCTAGCGCGGAATATCCCAACATTTCAATAGTTTTGCCTTCTTTTGTTGTGCCCAGTCGTTTAAGAGTAGAATATAAAACAGATCTCCAAGCCACAACATGGGGATACTTTTCTCTATATCTAGATTGTAAAAATGCTAATCTATCTTTATTTTGTTCTCTCCAAAATTTATAATTAATTTTATATTCTTCTGTACTTCTATATTCTTTTTTCTTTTCAAGAATCTCTTCTCTATTTTCGACATGATATTCTTTTTTTCTTTTCAATATTTTATCTCTTAAAGAATTATACCTTTCTTTATCATATTTCTTACGATTTTCTTTAAAATCTGGAGCTTCTTTATATTTTTTTTGAATTTCTTTGATACATTCTTTACATTCATTCCTATGTCCATCTGAGGTACCTTGTTTAATATGAAATTCACTCAATGATTTTTTTTGATTACATATTCTACATATCTTAACGTCGTCCGTTTTAATTTCCTTCTGTAAATTTTCTTTTAATAAATTGTTATCTTTATATTCCTCGCAAATTCTACATACTTTTTGTTCCATTATTTAAATCTATACAATTTTAAAAAATATATGTTAAAATGATTACAATGTTTGAAAAAAAAAATAAGATTGGAATGATACCCAATCTTATTAAAGTTTTTTTCATATTAGAAAAAAATCAATAGTAGAAATCTTCCCAGTAATCAAATGTGAATGAAGCACTCAAATCGACTATTTCAGTATTTGAGTCCCAAGAAAGATCTTCCCAACCAGTAAATTTAGTTATAAAGGCGTTATGCCAAATGACTCTTCTTATTACTAGTCCCTCTTTATCATGTTGATCAATCGTTACAGTTGCAACCAAATTGCCCTTATAATTTAATTGACCAGTTTCATTGTTCCAGATAAGATCATACCAGTCTTTAATGCCTCTAAACACTGGAATTTTTCCTGCTACGTAAGAACCACTAAGCAAGTTCTGACTTACATTAACAGATTCATTAATATTAAACTTAATAGTCTGATCTGATAAATGTGTTTGTGATGGCATTGTAGGATAAGCACGAGTGGTATATTTAAACTTTTGAGTTTTGACCTCAATACCTGGATAAGATGGCATTGGTACGGTGGTCGCATTTTCAAGCATAATACCTCTAATTCCCTCACCCAAATTTTGAGCTACAAGTGGCGGTAGTGTAATTGAAACCTCAAATAAAGATTTAAATACAGGTTCCCACATATTTGTTGCTGACGCTACGTTTGTAAAATGTCCTAATGGCATGTTTTTTATTATTATTTTTTATATATCTATTGGTATATATTTAATATGCTACTCTTCCTCCGATATATATTTGATTTTTTTTAATTTCTTTAGATTTATATATTAAATTTATTTTTTCATAAAAATCAAATTACTACACAACAACTATTTCAATAGATTTATGAACTTATATATTAAAGAAAAAAACTCGTTTTTTATCAACTTATAATTATAAATAAAATATATATTGGAATAAAAGATACCTATATTAAATATGACTCAACAAGAAATTAAAACATTTATTCAAGAAAACAACGGCTCAAGTGGAAAAATGTATAATGAAAAATTCGTTAAAAATAATTATCCAGAAATATATGAAGCCATATTAGAGTATTCTAATGAAAATCTTTTTGACTTACCATTTAAAGAAAAAGTGTATTGTTATATTAAAAACATAACAGAAAAAGTTAAATGTACAAATCCAAATTGTAACAATTTTGTTAAATTTAAAAATTCTACTATAGGTTATTATAAGTATTGTGGAATATCATGCATTAGTAGTGATCCTAAAATTAAAGAAATTAAAGAAAAAAAATCATATGAAAAATATGGTACTAAGATACCAGCGATGAGTTTTATTGTCAAAAATAAAATAATTAAAACCAATAATGAAAAATATGGTGGAAATAGCCCTTTAAACAATCAAGATATAATTAAAAAATCTAAGGAAACTTTAATGCACAATTATGGAGTAGAAACCCCTTTAAATTCTAAAATAATACAAGAAAAAACCAAAAAAACTAATATAGAAAGATATGGAGTAGACAATCCTAGAAAAAATAAAGATGTAGCCGAAAAAATAAAACAAACCATGTTATCGAGATATGGTACAGAAATAGCTCTTCATAACGATGAAATTAAAAAAATACATAAAATAAGATTATTAGAGGAGTTGGCAAATTATGTTAGAAAAATATATAGCAACTATGATATACTCAAAATAGATAGAGAAAATAAAAAATACACTATTAGATGCGATAAAGGACATGACTTTGAGATAGATTATGTTCTTTTAAGATCTAGAAGAAAAACTAAAACCTTAATCTGCACAGAATGTAATCCCATAAATAAAGGAATAAGTGGATTGGAAATTGAATTTTTTCAATTTATTCAAAATAACTATAAAGGTGATTTGATTCTCAATAATAGAGGATTAATAGATTTGGAATTAGACGTTTATATACCAGAATTTAAGTTAGCTTTTGAATTTAATGGAACATGGTGGCATAATGAATTAAATAAACCAGAAGACTATCATATAGAAAAAACAGAACAATGTGAAAAAATTGGAATTCAATTGATTCATATTTGGGAAGATGACTGGATACATAAAAGAAATATAGTAGAATCTATGGTCTTGAATAAAATGAAAATGTCTTCTACCAAGATTTATGCTCGCAAGTGTAGAATAGATGAAGTTAAAGATATTGATATTGTTAGAACATTTTTAGAACAGAATCATATACAAGGATATGTTAATTCTCTAATAAAATTAGGATTATTTTATAATGACGAATTAGTATCTCTCATGACATTTGGTAAAAAAAGAATAGTGATGAATGATAAATCTAATGAAAATGAATGGGAATTAAGTAGATTTTGTAATAAGATTAATTGCAATATAGTTGGAGGAGCTTCTAGATTATTTAAATATTTTATTAATGAATATAAACCAAAAGAAATCGTTTCATATGCTAATAGAGGCTATTCTAATGGAAATCTTTATGAAAAACTGGGGTTCGATTTTATACATAAAACAAGACCTAATTATCACTACGTCATAGATAAAATAAGAAAGCACAGATTCTCATGTAGAAAATCGGAACTTGTTAAATTAGGATATGATAAAACAAAAACAGAGCATGAAATAATGTTAGAAAGAAAGATATACAGAATATATGATTCTGGAAATTTAAAATTTGTTTATAAAAAAAAGGAGGACTAAAGTCCTCCTTTTTTATTATCTATTTAAAGATTAAGCTGGTAAGAAACCACCTGAAGAAATGGTACCTTTTTTAAGTATGGTGATATTATTTACAATAATACCCATTCCTTTTATGATTTCTATATATGTATCAAGAACACCCATCTGTAAATCTATGATATAATCAGTGTTGTTTGTTTTGTCACAAACATTTTTGAAATCATAAAGTGCATTTGCGTCAAGAAGTTCTTTACATATCTGGTCAGCTCTGAATTTAATTTCAGATCTAATTTCAGGAGTATTAAATCTCCAGTGATAGTTAAGTAACATATCATACAATCTGTTTTCAAGTTCGATTAATACCTCTCTTGAGTGAATGTAACTAAGTGAACTCAACGGATATACTTGTGAAGTATTTTCTGAGTTAATGTTAAATCCTCTTGAAAGAGTATATACGATTGGATTTGCCCCCATTGAATAGAAGTTTTCTAAATCATCATTAGTACATCTCATTTCGATTTCACTAATATCAGTGATTAATGAGAATTGAGGACCTGCGATGATCTGCCAAGGATAAGCATTGAGTAAACCTCCACTAAACTTCTTCATGTATGTCTTAGCTACCTTAGCTGCAGGCGGAATAAATTTAGCACTATCAGTTGAATCTTTTATATATGGGAAGAAATAACCTACACAACTTCTGCCAACTCCACTACCAAAGGTATAAAGATAACTTGGATTGAGGTCTGGATTTCCTCCTTCTTTGACATATTCAGTATTAATAGTTCTATCTTCATTAATAAAACTTGGGTTTAAAGACTGTTTAAACTGTCTTACACTTGGCATATTAATAAAACCAAAACAATTAAGTTTTAATCCACATAAGTCGACAAACGATTGTTTTGAATTTTCAGTTAATCCAAGACCAAATGAATCTATAAGATATCTCCATACGATTCTATTCTTATTTGCAAGACCCTTAGCTAAATTAGTTTCTTTACTAACTACACTAAGAATGTCTGTTAATCTAGCATCAGTACCATTAGGCATTGAATCTTGATGCACAGTGAATGGTTTTAAGGAAATACCACGATACTCCGTTATATAATTGTCAATTGACATATATGCATTGGTATAATAATCATATCCGGTGGAACCACTATTATGTAGTATTCTAATAGGACCATCTGTGTAAAGTATTCTACGCATTGGATCTACTGTATCTATGACTGATTTTATAACTTTCACGAGTTTTCTTGGAGATGCACCTAATATATAACCTTCACCTTCGGTATAGTACGTAGTGTCATAATATGCTTCTAAATACCAACCTTTACCAACTTCAGAATATCTAAGTTTATCAACATAAACATAGTTCACATTAGATTCGTCACTTATATAATTGCTTTCAATCTCAAGAGTCTGTTTATAACTTGATTTATTAGAATAAATTACAAAAGCAGTTATACCAGTATTTATAGGGTCTTTATATGAAATTCCTATATTAGTTAATTCAACATCTGGATCACTTTCAGGAGAAGTAGCGAATCTAATATTTAGTTCCTTACTGTCATTTAAATATAATTTTAAATATATTCTAACAGTGCTTTCAGAGTCATTGTTTTGATAAATATAATCGCCATTATTAACTATACCATTAAAATAATCTTGATATAAAGTTGAATATTTAGCAACTATACCAAAACCAGCACCTACTGCACTATATGGTTTAAGTGTTGTTATGATACCTCCTGTGATACTGATATCATTTGGATGGAATAATAACTCATCATCTACATAGTAGAATAAAAATCCACCAGCACTATAAAAGTCATAAGGATTTACAATAGAGGCATCAAACCATATTTGAATATATGCATCTGCACCGCTAGTAGCTTCCCAAACAGTTGCAGTAATAGGAAATTTATAACCAGTGGTTGAATTAATAATTACAGCTTTACCCGCAAGTATCTTAGTATAGAGTTCTGTGAAAATCTTAGTTTTCCTCATTTTATCATAATTGGTATAATCTGTTGAACCAGAGGTTCCAATGAAGTATAAATTGAGATATTTTAAACCATTTGTTACTCCGCTTGATACTGAGATATCGACACCGTCAGCCAATAATTTATAACCTGTGGTGTTTACTGTTACTGGTGTATATGTAGAAGTGAAACTAGGAGTAGCCCCCGTAACATAATCAAATTTATAATAACCTAATATAATACTATTATTATTATTTAATAAGAAATTTGGCTTATTTGGAGTGGTTGTAGATTGGCTACCCTTTAAAGTATGAATTGTACTATAATCAGAATTTAAATAAACTACGTCATATCTACTATAAGTTTGTGCACTATTATTAATAATAAAAGGTTCAAAATATAAATTATGTTCTGTAATTGCAAGAGTGTAACCGGTGTCTGTTGAGTTCAAGTTATATTTAAAAGAACCAGCTGTGTCTACAAATTCTTGTTTTAAAGTATAAACAAAGGATGTATTAGCGGTTATTGTAGTCATACCCTGAACAGGTGCTCCACCCTTTGTAGTTGAAATAGAAATTTCAGTACTGTTTATACTTAAAATATAATAAGGGGTTGCTTTATCGATAATACCAAAAGATTTGCTGAAATAAACAACATCATCAACTGTCATAGCTGTTGGTGCCGATGTTAAAGTTATACCTGTTGGTGATACTATACTAATTAAATATAAAGATGTTATAGTTGTTGCAGAAGGATGAATATGCGTATACCAGTTAGTATTTAAGGCTGTTCTTCCTGTAATGGAACCAAAATCTGAACTTAAATCTGCACTATAATTTCCAAACACATTCATTGGTGAATCCAATTCTTTTTCATCATAAACGATATTTTCACTTAAATTAGTTTTATAAGACATGAAATTGATGTCTGTTTTAGGATAAATACCGTTCGTTGGATCTTCTGTAATTATTAAAGTCCCACCTATTGTATCAATATTTCCTTTTGGAAAATCTGAATTCAAAAGATACTCTTCATTATAATAACAGAATAAACCAGTTGATTCGGTTTCAGTATTAATAACAGTTTTAACATACATATCTCTACCATTTAAATCCCTGAAATTAGGAATTAAACAGACATCATAATAACCAACCAAAGTAGTTAAAGAATCATTAACAAAATCTTGTACTTTAGTTTTAATAAGACCATTAGTATTAAAATATTGTCCCCAATATGTATCAACACTTAATGAAGTATATTTATCTGGACCGAAGTCTCCGCCAACGGCGAGTACACTAATCATATAGTCAGAAATATAATCTTTTGGTTCTAAGAATAATGGCACTTTATCAATACCACCATACCAAGATTCTGCGGTTACATCAAAACCAGTAATTGATGATTTAAATGTAAATACAGTAATTTTTTTATCACTCATATTAGTGATACTAAATAAATCATGTGAAGGATCCGGTTGTGTTGTTGGATGATCAATAAATTCTTGATCAATAATGTCCATGAATGATTCAACATCTCTTTCCCAGAAATCTTGACGATTGAAAAATCTTTCATATGGTGCAAGGTTTTTAGGCCCATTATCATATTGTGCTGAAACGGATATTGATTGCCATTCCAATTGATCCCTGTTTGGATCTGTTTTTAATAAATTAAGAGCATAAACTGGTCCGGTATTAAGCATATCAATCACAAATCTGTGAAAAAATGATCCTTTATTTTCAAGATTTTTATCTATCGATCCGTAGATGGTTTCAAATTGTGTAGGATTATCAATCTTGACAGGCTTATTGAAAGGTCCTTTTTTTGAAAAGCCAGGTACAAGATTAATAAGTTGCTCCTGAATAGGTCTTTCAATGTAAGAAGTGTCAATTTCTTCAATAAAAATACCAGGACGTTTGTACTTTCCTAAATCTTTGTTACTTATTGGCATATTTTTTAAATTATTTTTTATTATGTTTGTCCATGACTCACATATTTTAATGTATTTTATACTATATATTGGAATTTTTTCTTCATTTTTTGATAAAATTTTTACTGAGAAATATGAATATATCCAATTTCTCACTTTTTATATATAGAAATGATATGCATTGTCCTTTTTGTAAAAATAGGTTAAATCCAAGAGATGGACGTCACATTTATCGATGTAGTAAGAACACGAAAATAGGGACTAAAGAAGGTATTAAATATGAATTTCTTCATTATAATTTTCCAGCCATAAGTAATAAAAATACATTATTTGATCAATATGTAATTAAATTAAAGAGCTTACCTGAAATTAGACAAGATTATAATATAAGTTATAAAAATATTATTTTCCTTTTAGATTTTCATAATATAAAAAGAAGAACAATGAAAGTTAGTTCTAAGCAAATTTCTACCAAAAAATATAAAAAAACACTAATGTTAAAATATGGAGTAGATAACATATCTAAACTTCAATCAATAAAAGATAAAAAGAAAAACATTATTTTTAATTTGAATCCAAACACAGAGATTCTAAATAATTTAAAAGATATATTTATTAATAGAAATATGAATTTTAATCAAAAAGATTTAGATGAAAAAGTTCAAAAAAATTTAAAAAAACTTTATAAGCAATGTCATGATTATTGGTTAAATTTATCAGATGAACAAAAAGAATTTATTATGGATAAGGTTTATTCTCAAATTGAAAGTAAGATAACCAATTGTTTAGATAAATTAAATATGACATATACTCGCAGATTCATGGTGGGTAGAAATTTTTTTGATATTAAAATAAAAAATATGTTAATAGATGTTAATGGTGATTTTTGGCACGCTAACCCAATGATTTATAACGAAAATAAAATACTTAGTTTTCCATTTAAAAGAGTCAAAGCTAAAACAATCTGGTTAAAAGATAGAGCTAAGTGTGACTTAGCTAAATCCTATGGTTATAAAACTTATATAATATGGGAAAATGATATAAAGGATAATGATGACAATCAAATAATTGATTATTTAATTAAAAACATATTTAAAAATTAAATTTAATATATAAAATTGAAAAATGATAATGAAAAGAAAATATCCAAGAACATATCATCTGCCTTGGAGTCCAGGTACAACCAATGATGACAAAATTAGTGATGATTTGCTTTGCTTTGTTGGAAAGGAGATAGTCATAACCGAAAAACTAGACGGTGAAAATACTACTATGATGAATGATCGCATTTATGCTCGTTCTCTTGATAGTGTGGATCACCCATCAAGACATTGGGTAAAGGGGTTATGGGGTTCGTTTAAATATGATATTCCAGATGGTTGGAAAATATGTGGTGAAAATCTTTATGCTACCCATTCTATTCATTATACAAATTTACCATCATATTTTCTTGTTTTTTCAATATGGGATGAGAATGATATTTGTTTATCATGGAATGATACCGTTACTTTTTGTGATTATTTAAGATTAATTACTGTTCCGGTCCTATGGAGAGGAATTTTCGATGAAGAATTCGTTGAATCTTTTAAGATAGATACAATAAATCAAGAAGGATTTGTAATAAGATTAGCTTCTGATTTTCCATTTGAAGAATTTAATCAATCTGTGGTGAAATGGGTAAGATTAGGACATGTTGTAACAGATGATCATTGGATGTATAAAAAAATTATTCCAAACGAATTAAAACCTTTGAAATGAAGATATTCTAAAAAAGGAATAAAAATTAAAAGAAAAATAAAGTATCTAAAAAATATGATTTTAAGAAAAATTATACATACAACTATTACTGAATTTTTGAATGAAAAAGAATCAATCCAAACTGAAAAACGATTTGTAATTGATAAAAAGAATCATAAATTTCAGTTATTTTTAGGTGATACTTTGGCGACTGAATCTCAATTTAATATTGAAAAATCGGATAAATGGTTTAATCAAAAATATGTGACTATTTTTGACTTAAAAACGGTTGAAAGTTTTCAAGGGAAAGGGTTGGCAAAATATTTATTAGAAAACATATTTGATTATGTAAAAAATAAACTTAAACTTAATATTATTACATTAATGGTTTATAAAAATAACAATAGAGCAGTAAATCTATATTTCAATAGTGGATTTGAAATATATCAAAATTTTGACGGGGATGAACCGTGTTTCATATTAATAAAAAAACTATAATAAGTGAAATAACATCAATTGTGTAATTTTACAACAAGAATATTAAAAAATTATTTCAATGAATTAAAACCTTGAAATAATATTATTCTGGCATAGTATTTGTTCAATTATCATTAAAAAATAAATCTAATTAATATGAAAAAGTTATTTTTACTATTGATTTCAGCTAGTGTGATTCTAATTTCAGGATGCGCCACTATAGCGCAAACACCACAAGATGATGTTTATTATCAAAGAAAATCAGATACTGTATATGTACAAGTACAAGCTCCACAAGAAGATAACGATGTGGACGTTTACATAAACATAATAGATCCAACTCCAAACTATACGTTTAGTCCCTACTACAATGATATAACATGGAATTGGAATTATTCTTATTATCCATTTTATTATAGTTATTATTGGTATCGCCCATATGTATGGTATAATTATGATTATTATTATTGGGACTACTACCGTTGGAATAGATCAAATTATTATTGGGGATATAATCACCACAATTGGCATAATTATAATCATTATAATCACGGTAATAACAAGCACGGTAATAATCATAATGACTACAATAATAATAAGTATATAGGACACAGAAATGCTATAACCTCTGGTAATGATCGACATAATAACAATGTAAGAAGTGGTATCGATTCGCGTAATAAACAAAAACCACAGATTTATAAACCAAATAGTACAAATAGATTTAGACCAAGTAATGAATACGATAGTCCTAAATATAAAAATAGGTTCGAAAGAATAATTCAAAATGATAGAAATACAATTAAACCTAGAACAAATTCTAATGAAAGGCGTGTTGTACCACCTACTCGACCAATTAAACCTGTCAGAGTTAATCCTTATAATAAAGATAATAAACAAGAACCACGAAGAGTAGAACCAAATAATAATTATAGGAATAGTGAGCCTAGAAGAGTTGAACCGAGTAAAAACTATAACAATAGTAGACCTCAACCAACAAAATCTAATGAATACAGAACACCAAAATCATACAATTCGACTAGAAGTACTAATGCACCATCTAACTCGAACTACAGAAATTCTTCTAGTTCTTCGCCTTCGAGGAGTTATTCGCCACCTTCACGTAGTAGTAACGGAGGACAATCGTCAAGGAGTTCTGGTAGAAGATAAAAGACTAAAAAAACATTCAATTCATTTGAATGTTTTTTTTATTTAATTTTTTTAATCAAAACTAAAAAAACTTTCTATATAAAGAAAAAAATCTCCACTCCTATGAAAAAATTATTATTATTAGTTTTGTTATTCATCACTCTAACGATAACATCTTTTGCTCAATCTTTTATTGGTTATTCAAAAGACGGTATCTATCAAAAAGTAGGTGCACAGATTTCTTCCTTTGAATATGCAGACAATGCTCTAACTCTAAAATGGTTGGATGGTCACACTGGTTTTTATTATTTCAATGATGATGTATGTGTATATTATTTTCTATTTTTTGATATAAATACAAATTTAGAATGGTTAGTAACAAATCTAAACACAGAAACGACTTATTTATCTAATTTAAAATGGTATTCTAAAATGGGTGATTATACGATTTATTATACTATTGACACAAGTACTGATAAAGCTACTTGGATATATAGCGTTTATCCTGATGTTTTTGAAGATACTATAATTGAATTGAAAAAAACGTTATAATATTTTCTTAAACCAACACTCTACTCTAATCTAAACTCGGTGAATAATAATCATCGGGTTTTTTTGTTTTGTGTATTATAGTTTTTTATATATAATAAAAAAGAATAGAGCAAAAATGTCTAAAAAGTATTTGAACCTAGATCCTAATGTACTCATGGAATGGGAATATGATAGTGTAAATGTAACAGAAAATTATTCAGTATGGACAGATCTTTCTAAAAACACTAGAAATTTTCTATCTACAACTAATATAAATGATATAAATCATAATTTATTTGTCGTTGATTCAACCACAAAGAAGTATTCCAAAATTGATCCTGTTAAATTCAATGTACTTCGTTTGCAAAATTATAGCACTGCCCCAATGCTCTATGATAAAATCACTCTTTATTTTCCATCCGCTTACAATTTCAGTGCATATTATGGATTTTATCTTAAAATTCAAGCTCTGAATTATATAGGGAAAAAAATGTATCAATTAGCCAATTTTTATTATGATAAAAGTCAAACACAAGTCATAAATGGAAATATAGAATATGCCGATTCTCTTTTAAATTTAGGGACTCCTTTTACATATAATCAAAAAGAATGGGGGAAATATATTACTTTTTATGTACCTAGTGTACATTCGACCGCTAATCAAAGATTGATTAATTCAGATACTAATATAGTAGAACCAAATAGTGTAAATTATAATTTAACAGAAGGTGACGGATTAAATATAAATGCTCCTATATATGTAGAATTTTCTTATATATCCACTAAACAAACTATATTTGATGTTCCATATTTTTGGTTATCAGATACTTACAGAACAACTCTAACTCTAAAACCAGAATACGAAAATCTTGGCGTTGTCATACAGGAATCAACACAGGGTGATTTCTTTGAAATATTTGGGGTTTATGATAATTCAAATGAAAATTTAGATGATTTCGTGGACGATCTCAAATCCAAAGGTAGAGTTATTAATATAGAATATGTTATAACTTTATATGAGGAAAATCTTATAAGTGGGTATCCTGTGACATTATTAGTTACAGAAAATTTCTCCCAAAAAATAGAATACAGACCGATTATAAAATACTCTAATACCACTGCAGCTATAGATGTAGAAATGAGAATAGTCGATTTGGTAGATAGTAGTTCATTTAGTAGATTTGCAAGTATCGGACTTACTAAAAACTTATTAAAATATGGTAAAACATTATCCAGATTAAACGTTGATAATCTCTCTAAACCTAAAATTTATAATTATAAATATGATAAGGTTTATGATTTTAAAACAACATCTAATGTAACAGAAATTAATATAGTTAAAGTACCATTCCCTATACTCATAGATACTTATAAAATCCTAGCAAATGATTATAATCCCGCTTCGACGTCAGAATATAAGAGTATGGGATTATTAAATGTCATAATTACGCCATTTGATAATATAATTAAATTTCAAATAGCCAAACAGGATAATTCATCATCGGCTATTATCCCATATAATTTAAGTGAATTGATGCTGAATTCTAAATTAAGTTTAGTATTCAAATCGGACAGTAAAACAGTAGAAAAGGATGTATATTTTCAAACAGATGAAAATAATTTTGAATTTGGTATAGTCGTATTTAAAATAAATCAGGAAGATATACCATTATTAAAACAAATGAATAAAGAAAAATCTGATAATTTTTATATTATTTTAAATTCGAATAAGACAAAAACTCTTTTATATTCTGGTAAATTTAGAATATTTGAAAATCTTAAATTTTTAGGAAAAACTACGGATGTTACATCTACTTCATCTATACAAGCAACTGGGACTACTAATTCAACAAACGTAAGTTCATCCACAGTAGATTTGGCATTAAAAAATACTCCAAGCAGTACTGGTGGAGCAACCGCATCTGATGCACAAGCTTCGGCACAATCTGCAAGTGCAACTAGTGGTGGAGTAAATTCTGTTATGACACCACAATTTAGTAATGATACAATACCAACGGTATCAACTAATGCCAGAACTGACTTAGATACATATAGAAATGCTATAATATGGCTAAAAGCTGGTATAACTAATGCCCAAGTAGATTCTGTAGTGGCATCATTAAATACTTTAGGGATTAGAATAAATTATGCTTATCAAACTCCTGAAAATACAGGTACTGTAGTTATTGTTTGTGAAAGAGTGCCATTGTCTAAATCTAGAAATATAACAAGTATTCCAAATGTGGTGAATATCAAATTATTATCTTTGGATTTCGGATGGCAGGCATCAACTGATAAAACAATAAATTTTGATAATTTTGGGACCGGAACAAAAATAGTAACTTCTAATTTAGAAACAAAATCAGATGAAAATAATACTTCTTCTACGGTTTAATTTTATGAAACTGTTTCTTGAACAAATTCTGGTTTAAAGTAAATATGAGTATCACTTAATGCTATACCTAAAATTTGAATGATTTCACCTGGATTTGATGCTGGTGATTGACTCATTGCTCCTGAGGTAACAGATAAATATATCGGTTGACCTTTAACCAGAGTACTAAACCCGCCTATAATTCCATTTATTAAAAATGTACCCGTATTATTTTGTAAAATAGTATCTGTTGCTGTGGAAAAACAATAAGATGTACCAGATGCTGATGCAGATGCTTTATAAACCATACCATCATTAGCCATTCTACACATATCACCTTTTATTAAGTTTTCACCAGCAACAAGTTCAACATTAGATCCTTGAAATGTTAATGTTGTAACATCTAATCTAGAAACAGAAAATATCATTACACTAGTACTACTGGGAATAAAAGAAATAAAATATTTTTTAGTTGGGGATAGAGTACCAGAACCAGATAATGCTGGTTGCACTATAGGCAAAGTAAAATAACCAGCTGTATAATACACAGATAAACCAGATAATGCATATAAACCAAAATTATTTGGATCATCTATATTTTCTATTTTAAGAATACCATTATTCCAGGTTTGTAACCAATTAGTGAGTGTGCTTGAATCGGCGTCTTTTCTATTTATCAATACAGTGTCTATTCTTATTAAATCTTCTCCACCATACAATGCAGATGTTCCATAGAATGTGCCAAATTCTATTGGAGGGTTAGATGTTGTATTTATCCACGTTCTGGTAGCGGCACCATAACCACCACTATAACCACTAGATCCAGAAGAACCATAGAATATGCCATCAACACCAGAAGAACCAGCTGTACCAGAAGAACCAGCTGTACCAGTTAAACCAGACGAACCAGCTGTACCAGTTAAGCCAGAAGACCCAGCTGTACCAGATGCCCCAGACGAACCGGATGAACCAGATGTTCCAGATACACCAGAAGTCCCAGATACACCAGATGAACCATCTTTTCCAGATGAACCAGATGTTCCAACTATTCCACTCGTTCCAGACGTTCCAAAAAAATTACCATTTACACCAGATGAACCAGCTGTACCAGAAGAACCAGTTCCTGTAGTACCACCTGTTATAAGATATGTCCATTCACCGTTAGAATATTTTTCCCATAAACCGTAATCATCTCTACCTAAATAAATATGTTTTTCTTCTGGATTGCCGATATTTTGAGGATTTATTAATTGAATTTTCTTAAAGCTCAATGAATTGGAATTATTTTTCTTCTATATATTAAAAACCCTTACACAATAAATGAACTTCCTTTGATTAATGAATGTTTATTAAAATTATCAATAAAATATACAAATTAATTACATTTGTTAAAAATTTTGACAATTTTAA